GTATAGAGGCTGTGGCCCTTAAGCCGATATTCGTTGAACGCCTTTTCGTCAGGAAAAGATGTCCCGGTAAATAGAGCGTTAGAGTCGTTTCTCATGTTGAGAAAAGGGAAATGGTGTTGATACGTCCCCGTGCCAATTATGGGTGCTGACCAGCCGCCAACGTATTGGGTTTGAAACCATCGCCTCTGTAGATCTCTTTTCTTTACCGCATTTGACCTGTCAACAACATCCGCAATTGCTTGGTCAATCCTATTGCCATCAATAGTTGTCCCATCAGCAAATTGCTCATCGGTAACCTCGCGTATCGTCTTGCTCATGTTGTCACCATAGATTGGGTCACATTTCCTAAAGACTGCCCTGTCACATTAGAACAAGCAACAACATTGACGTTTGTGGCGTTACCTATAACGTTTTCTATAACATCTCCAGTTACTGAAACCGATGGATAAAAAGAGCATCCTATAAAATGAACCTTTGCTCCATCTTGAATCTTTACAAATGAAGTGTTTGCCCGAATATTGGTTTTTTCAAACTCACAGCCAATAAAAGTAACCGTAGCATTAGGGCTAGAAACAACAACTGGAATTGAATCGCTATTAGAGCGAAAACGGACACCAGTAAAGCTAGATGTAGACCGGACTTCAACCTGCTTTGATATGTTCGCCCCAGGAAAGCAGCCGACAACAGTCCTTTCTGAAGAAATCTTAGCGCCACCATGCTCTCCCGACTCAAGTAGCACCCCATTATGAGATGTCTTTGGTTCCGATATTGCCTTAGATGTCGTCGTTATGCTTATAGACGCCCGCCTATCTTCATCTCGACTCATTTGATTGATGAATTCTACCCTAGTGATTCCATCATCCCGAATCTCATAGGTGCTCATCTACCCTTCCTTCTTCGACCGCCAACAGGCTTTATAGTTGCTTTCATTGAGTCAACAACAAGGCCCTCTGCTCTGTTTCTTGTATGACCAAAAGCCATTACAGAGACATGCTCCCCCTTTATAGAATTACTGGAAGAGATTGTATCAAGCCCTTCGTCATCCACAAGCACGTTGCCAGCGGCTGAAGAAAGGCTAGCCTCCCCCCACTTTCCATCGCCACCAAAGATTTTTGCATTATCGTTTAGTCTGTTTCTGATTGTATTGCCATCCGCATCTTGCTTGCTGCCGTTGCCTATGTCGTTTATTTGGGTGGCATAGTCTTTCCAATCAGAAGATATCGTCATATTCAGCAGGCCTGTATCCCAGTCAAAATCGGTTGGAGATTCTGAGGCATTGCCCCTTGAAGATAGGCTGGAGTATATTGTTCTTAGTTTAACCTGCACCCCTTGTCCGTAACCAACTTGGCCGCTCTTTATGGCCCAGTCTATTGGTCTGGCTACGCTATCGTCTTTATTGAGTCTAACTGAGTCTGACTTATTGTAGTAATACAGGCCTGCCGTAAATTGGACAGAGTTGCTTTCGCTGTATGCAGATATTAGGGATATCCCCATGGACATTCTTTCGTAGGAAGAAACAGTCCTTTCCATTGGGATAAACATTAGCGGGTTTTTTCTGCTGGGACTAAGGTTCATTTTTGGCTTGAAATGATAGGCCATTGCTGGCTGATCTTGCCAAGTGATGGTTATGGTTGGGGCAGAGAAGTTAACAGTCCACCCGGCAGAGGTCGCTAGTCTTTCTGGTGGGAAGATTGGCGAAACCGTTCCTCCAACCGGAGCCCATAGGTTGCTTATAGAGAATTCTAAATGCAATTTCTCTGGGCCATCGTAGCCAGAGGAATATTTATCCCTAACGCATACCGGCAACAGGAATGTCCCATCTGGTTGCTCTATAGGCTCATCTAAATAGAACACGCACCCATCAGTATCTCCCGATGACTCGTAATAGCAAGACAAGTCCCTATTGTCCTCAGACTCATGCACGGTTCGGTCCAAGCCGCCCCCTCGACCAAACTTCATCAAATAGAATGACGAGGTAATCGAGTTCCTTGCTGGAGTCACCATGTCTACCGAAATAAATCTTTCTATGCCGCCAAAGGCATAGATATCGTCTCCATCGCACAGAAACCATGGGGAGTTGATGGTCGGCTCTGTGCCTACAGCACTCTTAGCCCGCCTTGGAGTAACGACCATCGTCTCTACGCTCCAGATAAGCCATCTGCCAGCCTGATATACCAAAGCAATATTCATTGCGGGCACAGATATGATAGTCATCTCTTTTGGCGCACAATACGTTATATTGCAGGACGCAAGATTTCTTGCGCTATAATTTGTCCTTGGCTGGTTTAGGAGCAGGTCTGTCTTTCCTAGATTTTGGTAATAGGATGTAAGCGGATTAGATATTGTTGAGTTGAAGAATGGGTTTATTTCTGTGGAAATAGGCTTTATATCTGCTCTTCCTGAAGAAGAGTATACGCCATTCTTATCAATCCATGTCATCGCGCCTTCTGTTTTTGACACCCCATTCGGCCCAACGCAGCCAATATTGCTTGACATGCTTATTATTCTACCCGCATTTACAAGCGTTCCTCTTACATTTGGCTGATAAAGAAACGATTCTGTTTCTGTAAAGGCGATAAGAACATCGTTTATTGACTCAATTGCTGTTATTTCTTTTTCAGAAGGGATATCTATCGAGTTGATTCCGATATAGCTAGCTGGCTTGCCCATATCTGAAAAGAAAATAGTTCGCCCTCTGGCAACAGCCAGTCTTCCCATAAAGAGGGCGGCATCGGCTGGATTCTGAAAAGCCTCTTTGGTCAAATACTCGTATGCTGCGCTATAGACTCCCGGTGCCATAGATACCGGAATGATAATGCTGCTTTCGCTATACGGCATACAAGACTCAGTGTTGGTTGTGCCGTCTACTTGCTTTCTTCTATTGCCATTGAAGTCTGCTGGAATATAGCAATACAGGCCAGCATCTTTAGAGCCAAAAAACATTGAGTCAAAGGCTTCTTCAAAGAAGAATTGAGAGTATGTGGACCGAACCCATCCACCTACATTTTCGTCTTTATTAGTTTCGTATACACCGTGCCATTCACTTGGGGGAGATACACTGTCTTTCATTTCGGAAGTGTGCTTGTGGATTATTTCTTCCCACCTTTCACCCGTTGTAATGTCGTGGATATTTATGGAATAGACGTTAGTCCAAGAGCCTCTGTTCTCATGATTGCCTGTGTAGCAGCTAGACGCCAATGCACTTATTATTTGGGTGTGCCCAAAGTCGGTCGTCATAATGGAGCTGCCAAGGTGGGTGGTGTAACCCATTTGGGAGCCATCCGATGTACGCATGGACATGGAGGTGTCGTATTGTGCTATTTGACCAAGCCCTGGTCGGACTCTAATTGCCCCATTTTTATAATAGAGATTTTGATAGAACTGGCCTTTGGCTGGCCTATTCTGATCAGTGCCGCTTATAAGTAACTCTACCTCTTGGGACTTTACGGCCATTAGTCATCCTTTTTCGGCACCACAAATATTGAATTCTTTTTCATAAAGAAAGAGATGTCCCGCTCGGTTATGGCGTCACCACCGCGCTTGGACTGGCTGGAAGAGCAATCGATACCCCTGAGAGGGCTGGCTTGGGTAACGATGGCGCAGTGACCTTGACGGCCGCCACTGTCACCGTAGACGACGATGCATCCGGGCTCTGGGGACTCAATTTCTTGGAAGAGATGATGTCCATCTTTGGCATCATTATAAATGTCCGAGGTTGAGATCCACTTGTGGGTGCCGTAGTTGTAGTTCCTTGGCTTCCCGATAACCCACGAGACAAAGCCGGAACAATCACATTCTTTACCAGGGGTGTCGCTTGATGGGTTCCATCCACCTTTCCCAAGTATATATGTAGTCCTTCTGCCAAGAGCGCGGCGAGCACGGACAACACGATCGCCCACTTCTTCTTTGCCAATGGTTGCTTTGGCGGTGTTTGGTCCGAATTTTCCATCCTGTTCTAGTCCTTTCAATTTTTGGAAGTGAAGCGTCAGGGCCGTAAGCTGCGCCCCGTTCACAAAGCCGCTATCCAGCCTCTTTTGATTGTAATCGTCTGCGCTCATAACCAGTCCGGGTCGTCATGGACAGAAGAGCTATAATTCCTACTCATCCCTTCCATCAAGTATTCTCTAAACTCCACCTTTCTGTCTTCTAAAAGAATCCTGAGAGGTTCATTTATCTCACCATCCCTAATTGCATAATTTGAATGCGCGTAAAGGGCGATTAGGTCGTGAAATTGCTCAATGTCATCTATATAGCCGGAAGAATTAGTCCAATCTACATTCTGATATGGGATGTATGTTATTCGTACTTTAGAAGAAAGCTCTACGTCAAATTGAAGAACCCTATCTCTAAGATAATACCTGGGGACATGAGGGCCAGACCTTCTGTTGCCATGGCTTGCAAGCTCTTTAGGCCTTGATACCGCAATGTATTCACACGCAGGAAAGTCGTTTGAGTCAAGCTCGGTTAGAGCCACAATAGACTGCAATCTTGTCGCTGCTGGAGCACCAGAGCCCATAAGAGTGCCATCTAGGCTCAAGCTTTTGCCAGACAAGGTTACATCGTATTCCTTGGCGAATCTCATTTCATCGACAGAGTTTACTGCCTTACGAAACCTGTCGTACCCTATTTTTAGGTACTGCTGAACATTACTGTCGGTGACAAATGTTGTATCGGCCTCGTCAATATAATCCCTGAAAAGAGCGGTGACCTCTCCTACGTTCATGATACGGCCTCCGGCGTCTTCTGTAGATCTCTTCTTGCCTGACCAGAGTTCTGTTCATCAATCATCTGACCCCTAGCAGACTCACTACCAGTTGCCAGTAGTGATTCGTTAGAATCATCTGGACGCTCCTGTCGAGGGAACACCTTAGAGAGCCTCTGCATTTGATAGGCCTCAACGCCCTGGCCAAATGTGATTACAGACACATACACGTCCCGAATGTACTCTTGAATTTCAGACCAAGCAGTACCTTGCTCATTGAGAAACTTGAGAGTCTCTGGAGTTGGGACATAATATTCTTCGCTCCTCAAGAACTCGCCAAATATCTTCTTGAAAGAATCAAGATCGTCAGAGGGGTGTATCTCAACAAGCAGACCAACCTTACAGGCCTCAAGTATATCCCTTGCGTGAGACAACGCAGCCATCTTATCTGCGATAAACTTATTGCCAGTACGCATAGAAAGCTCTTCAATTACCTTCTCTGGAGGCATTAGCCCTCTATCAAATAAAGCCAACAAGGCCTCGTCCCTCTGCTGAACATCGGCAGAAAAGAGAGTCCCGGGCTGAATAATTACATCAGGAACGCCAATAAAGTCCGTAGACTTTATTTCCCTAAACATAGGGGCACCAAAATGGTCAAACATCTTCACCATCAGGCCCTTGGTGTAATACTTCTTCATGAAGCTCAGGACAGTGCGGCAGGCACTTGCCACGGCCTGCTCAATTTCCTCAGTGGTAACTTTTAACTGACCCTCGTCCTTGCTCGTAATTGCCTCGATAGCCTTTCCAGACTTGATAGCAGGCACGGACCGGCCCATGGAGACATGGTGGACGCCAGCAATATCCTGCATCTCCTTCTCAATAATGTTCGTATTAGTCCACACGTCATTGGGAAGACTCGCCGGGATCATCCTCTTAGGCTCTGGCCCCAGTCCAGACCACAATATCTTCTGGCCCTGCTTATTCGTAATCCGGCCTAGCTGACTCTGCCTAGATGCCAGCCATGGCGCGTTGGCGTTGAGCCTAATGAACAGCAATTGCTGACTTCTTTGCTCATTATACTGGTCCTGGGGGCCGATAAGAGGGGCAATCAAGCCCGTGCCCCATATCTTCCCAGGCACCTTCGTATAACGAATGACATCTACAGGCATAATGCCATACGGCACATCGCCCTTGTAGAGATACTTATTCCCAACAACGTTAGCACACTTACCATCTCGCCAGTAAACCGTATACATATAACGACTGTCGTCAGGCACTTTCTGACCATACTTCTCTGAAACAGCCTCTTTAGCCGCCTCAATTTCTTGCTCGCATTCGGGGTACGCCGCAATCAAGTCGTCCTTGTGATACAGTTTCCTGACGGCAATAAAGGATGAGAGTTCAAGGTCCGCGACCTTGGGCTCGAAAAAAAGGTCGTAGGGACTAATTATCTCAGTGCCTATCTTTTCTTCGTCTGGGTCGTAGTAGGTGTGGACACCGCAAGTACCGCAAGACACCAGCCACGAACTAGCCTCTACACCAATCTTGTACTTGAGCTTTTCCGTCACCCAATAATAATGAAGGGCCTGCTCGGAAGCCAAACCTTTTGTGATATCTTCCCAGCTACCAGAGGCAGGGGTCACGCCCATTGAGGGGTACATGACAGATAGTTTGGACACGACCGTGCGATAGATAGGAAGTATCTTGTTAGTCGTTGTCCTATTCCTGTTTCCCCGGTCTATAACCCAGTTCTTATCAGGTGCATCTCTGTCTAAATGCTGGTGTCCTTGTAAATAATAAAGGCAAACATCCCATGTGGCCGCATTTGCTAGACGGTCGCGACGACTCTCTTCAAGAATATCCTCAATATCTTCTGGATAATCTTTCTCTGCCGAGGACATATAGTAGGCCATATTATTCCTTGTAACTCTTAGTCCACTTGCCAGACTTCATGACCTCTTTTAGCTCATCTTTGTCTTTCTTGGTAGAGATTTTTGCCTCTCTAACCAAACCGGCAGCGGGCAAATAATCACTAGCAATGGTGGCTATTACGGACGCCAGAGCCCCCTCGCCTACTTTAGATTTCTTATAATTCGCCATGCGGGAACCCCATTTCTTGAGGTTGAAGGGGACTGTCCAAAAACTCAACTTCTTTTTTGGGAGAAACGAAAAAAGAGGCGATGTAATCAACAAATTCAAGGTGAATCTCAAAGAAAAACAGCCTGAATTTCTCATCTGAAGACTTCAATCCAAACTGAAACTTCATAAATACCTCTAATGAAATAGGGGGTGGGACCCTTAGATCCCACCCCCATTCCAATACTAAACCGAGAAACCGTACATAATAAGGTTACGGCGAGGGAATTCACAAACTAGCTGCAAATACCACTTCCAGAAACCTTCGTAACGGTCGAAACCAGCTTTCTGATGCAAAATCTTGCCGTCAGTGTCGTCAAAGTCACCACCCTTTAGCTCATATACGCTCCAAGAAGAAAGGTGCAAACCAATCAACATACTTTTGGGGCAATTAGAGTCAATTTGGATGCCAATTCCACCGAAACCTAGGTCATTTGTATCAGCACCGTAGTCCAAACCACCCATTTTACCGCCAACTCGCACATTGTCGCTAACAGTCGTCAACGCGATGTACTTGTGACGGGTCATTGGGTTAGTCAACCAAACATCAACACCTCGGTGAGAAATAGTTCTCACAATATCCAAGCCTTTTTGGATTCTCTCAGGGTCAATATTGCCCCAAGCACTCGAAGCTGTTGCTGCGGCCACGGCGGTTCCACTCATAGTCAAGACGGTTGACTGAAGCTCCGCACCACCATTCAAAGCACCGTCTTTACGGTCGATCTCATGGTGAACGGGGTTACAGAGGTTGTCTAGAATTCCAGAGAACTCATTGTCTGCATCATAATTGTTGGTGGGGTGTTTGAACTTGAACGTACCAACTGGAGCACCAGTGCTATCAGCATACTGAGTGTCATGAAGCAACAAGGCGCAACCAACACCGTCAGGAACGCCACCAACACCAGTACCACCCGTGGTAAAGACAGAGCTTGCGGGAGCAGCGCCACTATCTTGACCTTGGAGAGTAATCGTCAATGCCTCTTCGTCATAATCACTAACAAACACACCGACACCCGTTTGGTCAGTAATGTCATTATAGTCATTCAAGCGAACTAGCTTGACTCGAACCCAGTCGGCTGGAGTAGCATTTTTATTTTTAGGAAAGTAATCAAAGCTTCCTGTGTAGCCGACTGTTAACTGAACAGAAGTGTCCTGAGCATTCATTGCGATGTCATCGCCAGTAGTAGCAATAAGACCGCGAGTCTGACCACCAGAATACATCACCCTGTCGCAGAAATTCTTGATGTCTTCCACCAGGAACTTCATTTCGTCATGAAGAGTATTCGCGAGAGCCATAGAGCCACCATTGGAGGAGGCTGCGATGTCTGGACCACCAATTTCAAACGAACCGTACAAGAACTTTGCCTTGTTTAGGATACGAGTGAATGTTTGGTTTTCAGCAGTAGGGAGCGCAGCTCCTTCTTTTCTGAATCCAATGCCACCACTAGCGCCGCCAGATTGGCCACCAGTACGTAGGGCTACGACAAATTGCTTGCCTTGCCACGTTGTTTTTCCTTTTTTGAATAGTTGAAGCAACCGCACCTCTCGGTGAAGTTGATCCCGCACAGCACCCTGGTAATCCTCTTTAAGGATTGCCTGGATGGTGTCTAATGTAGAACCAGCCATGATTTTCTCCGTTAATCATTTATAATCCCAAATTTCTTTAGTGCATTGGAGTAAATGCTTTCCCAACGCTCATTTTGGGATTTAGGTTTTGATGCTGATTCGGAAACCGAATAAGAGGAAGATTTTGGACGCCTGGGAGCTTGCTTCATTCGCTCAAGTTCTTTTTGAACAGCCGCATCAACATCACTTTTTCGTTTATTAAAGATTTTCTCCCCTAGTTGCTCCATAGAGAGGTCTTCGTTGTCCTTCATATTTGAATAGAAAACGATTTCCTCCTTAGAAACACCTGGATACTTAGATTGCACTTCGCGGAACTGCGCGTGAAGAATTTCTTCAAGCTGAGACTTTTTCATGGTTTCCACTTCGCTTCTGAGTCTTTTCAGCTCATCGGCATAATGGTCCTTTGGTGTCTCATCCTGATCGAGAAAGGAGTCCTCCCGTTGAAGACGCTGGTTCTCCAACTTGAGTTCTTCAAGTTGCTCACGCAGGTCATTTCGCTCATGAATTGCGCTTTGCAGTCTTGAATAAGGAATGCGATTTTCCTCATCCTTAGTTTCGGTAACCTCGACAGCATTCTCCTCTTCCACTGGAGCTGCCTCGACTACACCCTCATTCATTCTTTCAGCTTGCGCCGCTAGCGCATCCTTGTCTAACATAAGAACCTCCAATTACGACCGATTTATTGAGCCCGGAAGAAGCCCTGGTTCAACTGTAAACTACAGTATCAATTCAAAAGCGTCCAGAACTGATTGTTTGGGCGCAAAGTCATCGACATCATCCTCGAACTCCGATGGATCGAAAATTCTGCCGTTTCTCATCTCCCACTGGAGAATCTCTCGACGGCCTTTAGGCCTTTCGGCTGCAATATCCTCTTCTAATTTCCCTATCTGGGTCATGCCTTCAAGGGCCATCGCAAAGGCCATCATCATATCGTCATGGCTAAACTCGCCCTCAGCACATTGAGCCTTGCCATTCTTATAAATCATCTGATTTATCTCGGCACATACCCGGGAATCTATTGACACCTCGACCATTCTCTTTTCGACGTAGCTATGGAGCCTGGAAAGTATCAGCCCCCTGGTGGCCTTATTGGTCGAAAAGCCCAAATACACCTGAGATTGGCCAGTGGTCTTATTGTGCTGAGTGCGCCTATACATGTACGGCCAGTGCTTCTGGACCATATAATTGACCACACTAAGACCATAGCCATTTACCTCGATAGTGGTCATGGCATTATACCGCTTTGCTGCTGTATGCACGTCTATGGCGAACGCTTCTGGCGGCTTTTTAGTGTAATGGGTGGCTACAATCTGGGGTCTTTTCTTATCGGTGACATCTAGTATAATAAAAGCTGAATAGTCACCACTTTGAGAGCCTGAAGCAACGTCCACGCCAAGACTATAAATTCTGTGCCTAATGGGCTTATTGTACTCAACATATCCTTCGTAATCACGATAATTATCCCTGGTAATGCGACAGTGCGGAAAAGAGAGACTAAAAAACTTGTCGCCACTGGTTACAAATGCCGTTTCGGCGGTAATTGGAAATTCTTGGTCCCAAAGCTTCCACTGCCCAGCACATCTCTCATAAAAAGCCGTAGACGCCCAGTTGAGTTGATGTTTAGTCAGCCCATGCTTCTTGGCATACTCCCTCATCTTGGGGGGCACTCTTTTCGGTTTGACCTTAGTGGCATAGCCGGGGTCTTTCGTCCATGGGAAGAAGACTTTCTCCGTCCCATCATCAGCTACCCATGCGGAGTAGGCGTCATTGAGCCCATTGGCAGTCGTCTCTTTCACGACAGTACAGCCATCAGGAAGACTGGCCATAATAGCGCCAATGGTCACTTCCATATTGGTATAGTGGGCAAATTCCGATAGGTGCAACTGGTGGGGAGTGCCGCCACGGGCAGACGGACTAGAGGCGGTGGTGACTCGGATGCCACCGCCGTGCTCATATTTCATCGCCCGAACATTGTCCTTCTTTAGCCCGAACGGCCCTTGTTTGAACCACGGGGGCAAGTGCTCATAGAAGTTCGAGTATATCTGGAAGATCTCTTCGGCAGCTTCCATAGTGTGGGCGGCTACAAGCGTTCGCAGGTTCTTAGTAAAATGCCCTTTCCAAAAGAAGTACGCAGCAATGGCAGTAGACGACCCCATCTTCCGGGCCTTCAGGTTGTATATCGTTCCCCGTATCTCAAGGAGGGCGATTAGCTCTCGTTGAGATTCTTTCGGCCTTAGGGAGATAAGCTGATTCTTCTTATCGACAATCTTCAGATACTTCGTACAAAAATAATAAAAGTCATTCTTGCTGCGACGTATCTCCTGTTCAAGCCACCTAAGCCTGCGCTCGTTTGGACTGAGTTCCACAATATACCCTCGTTACTGCAAGTCTTTCCTTAGCGGTCTTCCTTTCTATCATCGAATTGGACAACGCATCGATAAACCTAATCAATTCACGGGTGAATTCCAGGCATACCGGGTCATTTTCCGATTGTAACTCGGCGTTCATTACATCATGTTTTTTCAGATGTTCCAAGTAATGTTTCATAATGCGTCGGGCAAGTCGGTGTTTAGGCGCGAGCGAGGCTTGCGTGTATGGCTTGAGAAGCTCAACCATTTCCTGAACCTCTGTCCTAACAATGTGATACGTCGTTTTGACATTAGTAATAGGGTCAAGGTCAACAATGTGTGC